GCTGGCAGGCTGTAGCTCAGGCCAGGCATTTTCTTGGTCCGGGTCATGGAGCCTGTTATTTTTTTTGCTTCTTTGACTCTCATATTAATTTAATTTTTGTTAATTCCATCTCTGAACCTTCGTCCATATCTTTGTTATGATTCAGGACCTTGTCCAGTGCTTCTCGCAGCTCCAGAATCTCCTTAGGTTGGACTCGTGCATAAAAATGGTCATCAATTGTTTGGATGGCCTGAACTAAAGTTCCTCGTTGAAGAGTTATTAATTTAATCGTGTTATCGAATGACATAATATTCCTTTCTATTTTTATTCTATTATTGGAATGTGTTCATACTATGGCGCTTGCGGCTTGTTGCTTGTTGCTTGTGTCTTGGTGCATGGAGCTCGAGCGCTTGCAGCTTCTGGCCGTTGATCCTGATCCGGGGTCCGTACTTCTCCCATCCATTGCTCATGATCTTGAGCTCAGCTGCGATGGTCAGCAGCTGTGGCCCAGAGGCATGCGAGACTTCTATTGTGAATTTTTTCATATATCCTTTCAGTGTTAACGCTGGCCCCTGAACCATGGTTCAGGGACCTGTGTATGATTTGACAAATTTATCGATCGGAAAACCATCAAACGAGATCAGGCTTCATCCTATCATCTCTGGGACAGGCTGTCAAGCTTGCAGCTTGCAGCTTGTTGCTTGTAGCTTTTTTCTTTCATAATTTTTTCTGGCCAAGCAGGCGCTAGCCTTATCCTGTACCGGCTTGACCCCAGGTCCCCTACTCTAGAATGGTGGCTAATTATTTTACAATAACGCCGCGCTAGGGGACCTGGGGTCAAGGGCGCCACTACAGGGAATACATAAATGTTTCCTAATCATGGCGCCGATTGGCTTTATGTTTTATTCAGTTAAATATAGCCAAATAAATCCAGCTACAAATAAAAAGAAATAAAACCATAAACTTTCTAAAATCATAATATCCAAAGTATTGACCAAACCATTGCAAAAATCCAAAGACCTACTGCAATGCCACAGGCAAATACTATATTAAATGGATCAATATTTTTCATTTTATTCTTCATCATTTTTACAATCTATGCACAGATTTTTAGCTCTATCTGCCCATTCATCATTTTTGGGTGTGCAACCACAACCATGACAACGATTAGCAAACATTGCATCAAGTGTATTTTGATATGCTATTTCTTTATTATTCATACCCTCCTATATAATCCCTTGACTTTTAAAAGTCAATACCTTATAAATATATTTTTAATTTAACAGAAAGGACACAATGGCTAGAGTTCGAAATAATCAAGGGCATAGATCAAAGATATTAAATGTATTTATGCGACCTTTTTTAGAACAAGAAAACACTCAGGAACGTGAAGCGTTTTTACAGGGGAGGGAAATAATAAAACCTCTCCAGGATAAGACGTGGAAACTTGCTGAGAAAATAGTTAGACGACATTATACAGATGCAGATGTTAAGATGGCTTATCATCTCCAAAATAAGTTTGAAAATGTCGATACTATTGCGAAAGATAGTTGCTTCCATTTTGGCTACTTGGCAAAAGCTGATGATGAGAACAATGATAAAAATGAGGATAACTATGTCACACAACATTTTGATTTTCGATTAGATGGAAATATAAATGGCTCGGAAAATAGTAGGCAAAATGATTTTGCTTATGCTTATTTTCGTGATGAGTTAAAAGGCAAAATTAATAAAGGGGAAAAATGTAATCCCGATATTAATATTGAACAAAAATGGGGAAATGGTAGTGGCGAAGAAAATCAATCCAATCCTCATTGGACACAAGTTGACCAAGCGAATGAAAGGGAACTTGGTTTAACTGGCGGCAAGGATAATCAAACGAGTTATGCGCGTGAGTGGAACAATGATTATCAACTCGACTTAATTGGTCGTGAATATTGCCGAGATAGGCAACTTGGTTGTGATCAAAAAGAGTTTGCAATTTTGATGACTTGGCAACAAGCCAAATCCAAATTGATCATGGCTCATACTAAATGGATTGAAACTATTTTAGAACAATGCAAAGTTTTAAAAGCGGGTTTAAGAGATCATGTCTATTTAGAACAATCCATTGATATGTGTAAGAAAATGGGTATCACAATTACTGAAACTGATATCCTTGCAACTACATCAAAAGGAATTGTGGTTTCAAATCAAGACATATTAAATCATTTAGCTAGTCTTAAAAATAAGACACAAACAAGAGAACAAAAAATCTTGGCTCGTCAAATCTACGACCAAGCCCAAAAATAGGGTATTGACATTAGTGGGATAATAGTCCATTATCCCACAATGGACACAATCGAAAGAAATAAAAAGTTCAAAATCAAATACACTAAAAAGAATGGCGAAGAAGTTAGACGTTTCGGCATTTTAACTGAGAACTGTCGTGGATTTGGGAGTAGATTAAAAGACAGTCAACCTTTTTTACATTATTGGGATTTAGATAAAAAAGGATATCGTTATGCAACCAACTGGGAGGTACTATGAGTATAAAACTACAAGGCAGTAATTTCTTCGCTACTTTTAAAACACAAAAAGAGCTGAAAGATTATATTGAAAGTCACAATCTACCTGAGGAACGTAGACTACTTTGGCTAGGTGTTATGTTTGGAAGTAATCATCTTGCCCATATTGTCAATAAAACATTTGACCTGACCTATAAAAAGGACAAAAAATGAAAGAACAAATCAGAAAAACAGTTGATGATCACTTGCCTAAATGGTTGCACTCTAGATTTTTGAGTGCAATTCATTATATTTGGGAAGTAAGAGGACAAGACAAAGAAGAAACAATTAAAAGAGTTGATAATGTTTGGGCGAGTGGACAATTCACAGATGAAGAAATGTCGTGGATAATGTTAATGTTAATTATTCCTAAAGCACATCATTTAATCAAGAACTCAGATGAGTGGCGAAACTTTCAAGCTGAGAAGAAAGTGACAAGGCATTAATGAGTGAAGTGAAATATTGCCAAGGTCCAAGTTGCCACGAGTATAAAACTAAAGACAGGATAAGAGGACATAAAGGCGATAAGCATTATGAAACGCGCAAGCGATCTCACTTCTATTATGGCAATGGAAACTTTTGCGATCAACGATGTATGTATGATTGGATTAATAAACACATTGATCATGCACTCAATCACTTCGGCAAAATACATGAGCCTAAAAGAACTGGTTGCGATAGCGCATGGTACAAGCATAGAGATTGGCGAGGTTATAACAATAGTAATTATTACTTCGTTAATGATTTACTTGGCGAACGTCGCCCAATTACAGAAGCACAATACAATGATGACAATTTCGTTAGTCCATAGCGAATGGTCAACGCGCTAGCGCGCGTTGGCTCTTGGTCCCCGCCGCTACGCGGCGGGGACCTCGTACCTCGGATCAATAGAGGTACCAAACCCAATTCCATTTAACTTTAATCAATAAAGACCGATCCCCCTTTTTTAAAAAGGGGTCCCACTACTTCAGGTTGAATTGCTTGATTTAGAGAGACAACGCTGTTAAAAACTTATTGAACATCATATTATGATGCAAAAAATTTTATAAAATTTTTATATGAATTTAAATGTAGATATTAGTCGTTTACCCGCCGAAGTTAGGCGCACTTACAGGCAGCTGCAAGTTATGCATGCCGAAAAGAAGATTCAAAATAGAGCGAAGAATGATTTTTTAAGTTTTGTTAAATGCGTATGGCCTGAATTTATTGAAGGGTCCCATCATAGACATATTGCACAAAAATTTAATGATTTATCAACCGGGAAGCTTAAACGTTTAATCGTGAATATGCCTCCGCGGCATACGAAGTCAGAATTTGCGTCTTACCTCCTTCCTGCCTGGATGGTGGGCCGTAATCCGAAACTCAAGATCATTCAAGTCACCCACACGGGAGAATTGGCTATTCGTTTTGGTCGTAAAGCCAAAAACCTGATTGACTCGGAAGAATATCACAAGATTTTTAAAACAAGTTTACAAGAAGATAGTAAAGCCGCTGGGAGGTGGGAAACAGCACAAGGCGGCGAGTACTTCGCCGCTGGTGTCGGTGGCGCGATCACTGGACGGGGTGCTGACTTACTGATTATTGACGATCCGCACTCTGAGCAAGATGCGATGTCTCCGACAGCGCTGGAGAGTGCCTATGAATGGTACACCTCTGGTCCCAGACAACGTTTACAACCGGGTGCCGCGATCGTATTAGTCATGACGCGTTGGTCGACTAAAGATTTGACGGCGATGTTGTTAAAAAATCAAAAAGAAGTGAAAGGCGATCAATGGTCCGTGGTCGAATTTCCAGCAATCTTGGACCACGGACCTGTCTGGCCCGAGTACTGGGGCAAGGAAGAATTAGAAAAGGTTCAAGCCACGCTACCCGTGGCTAAATGGAACGCGCAGTGGATGCAGAACCCCACCTCCGAAGAAGGTGCGATCATCAAGCGGGAATGGTGGCGCGTGTGGGACGCAGATTGGATTCCACCCCTGCAGCATGTCATCCAGTCCTACGACACGGCCTTCATGAAAAAGGAAACGGCAGACTTTTCAGCCATTACGACCTGGGGGGTGTTTAAACCTTCAGAAGATGAGCCGGTTAACTTAATCCTGTTAGACGCCATTAAAGGACGATATGAATTCCCGGAACTGAGACGATTAGCGCTCGATCAGTACAAATACTGGAATCCCGAGACGGTGATCATTGAAGCGAAGGCCTCGGGGCTGCCTTTGACCTACGAGCTTAGGCAAATGGATATCCCCGTTACTAACTTTACACCGAGCAAAGGAAATGATAAGCATGTAAGAGTAAATGTATGCGCACCGCTTTTTGAATCCGGTATGATTTGGGCGCCAGAACAGAAATTCGCGGAAGAAGTAATCGAGGAATGTGCAGCATTTCCATTTGGAGACCATGACGATCTGGTCGACTCCATGACGCAAGCCGTCATGCGCTTCAGGCAGGGTGGATTTTTGAAGCATCCGGAAGACTACGTTAATCCTAAACAACAGCCCAAGAAACATGAGTATTATTAATGGCATTATCATTATTCGCAAAACTTAGAAATAAATATTTCCAAGAGTTCATTAGACTGTGGGGTCGTGAACCTCAAACCCCTAAGGAATGGATGACCATTCAAGATAACGTGGTTCGAGAACTTAATAAAACGAAAGGCGTTCCTACCGAAGCTAAACCCCCATGGCACACAGGGTGGACACCCAAAGTTGTTCCAGGCGGTAAAGGAATTGAAAGTTTGCTTAAATCAGGAGACGTGAAAAAAGGCGTTGCTCCCAAAACCACAAAGGAAACTTTAAAAGGAAAAAAAGATCGTCATCTTCTACTTAGAGATTCTGAGGAAGACATTGCAAGAATTAAAAGAGAAAATAAAGAAGCGATTGAACGTTTTAAAGAAAAAAACCCTAAATATAAAACCGTAGAAGATTTTAGAGACGAAGGCGACTGGGATCCAGGTGGCATGGCTAGTGGTGGGCGAATCGCTATGGCAGGAGGAGGCGCTTTAAAGAAATTCATAGAACAATTGTTTATTAAGGCTTCTAACGACATTCGACTGGGACGAGGAAAATGGAAAGGTCTCGATCAGAAACAGAGAATCGTTCAACACGATAATTTAACCAAGAAAGTAACGGAATTTCAAAAAAGTGGAAAAACGGTAGGTCTGGAGGAGTATTTTGGAGTGGATCCCCATACAGCATTTATAGGCGCTCGAGATAAAGTAAAACGTCAAGGAATAATAAAAAAACAAGAGGAGCTTATGGACGAAGCCTATGAGGAAATTAGAGGCGGTTCGGGATTTACAGGAGACTATAAATATGACGCCGATATTCTTGCAGATTCTTTAGCAACGGTACAGGGGAAAGTTTACGATGATCTAACAGACCTTGAACGATCAGGATTATATGATCAAGCTTTAAAACGTGTACAACAAGATATGGCGCTGAGAAGAGAAGCTAACAAACATATGAAAGATGTTGAACAAAAAATAGAATTACAGATGTTTGATCCTAAAGACAGAAAACCAAATGCGTCAGGCGGACGAGCTGACTTTATCTTTGGTGGATCTGCGGGATTAAGAGCTTTGATTAAACGAATGAGAGGAAGCAATAAAAGGATAATGCCTTCTGGAATACCGACCGATAAAAGAGATCTCGTTAAAACATTAATGCCTAGAGAGGTTGAACAATTTGAGAATCTAAAAATTTCGCAACTAGAAAATTTATTAGAAGCCCTTAAGCTGGATAAAGACCAAATGGCTCTGAGAGCTCAAAATAAAGCAATGAGTGATCCTGGTTTAGACTTTTTGATGGGAAAATTAGATGAAATGCCAGGATCAGGATTAACGCCCGAAGGTGATTTAGCTAAATATGCAGATATTGATCAAGATATTTTAATATTAGAACAAATGATTAAAAATAAAAGAATGAAGGGTCGTAAACCCCATGAATCCGGTGGTCTTGCTTATATGCTGGGTGAACCGACGTACATGAAATATGATGGAGGTGGCTCCGTGGGCCATGCTCCGTGGTTAAAGCCCACTGGACTACCCCAACCGCAGGGACAAGAGGAATCCCCAACCCCTCAACTGGGAGGAGCCCAGTCACCCGGTCGAGGTCAACCGAATCCCATGAAAGCCCCACGAGGGCTCCCGAGTGTCGCACCACGAACCATGGACCCTCAGTACATGCAGCAACAGATGATGCAACGAATGATGATGGGACAAGGACAACCGGGACAACAAAGAATGGGAATGGAAGAAGGGGGAAGCCTTCGAGATCGTCTCCAGAAAGATTATGAGTCTTTAACAAAAGGAGCGGATTGGATGAGAACGGCCCCACCGAAGTGGTGGTTATTTCCTGAATACGATCCCACAGGACATAGAGATGACACCATGACCTTTTTTAAAGAACGATTTATGTATGGCGATTTAGACCCGATTCCAACTCCTTGGCAAGCTATTAAACAGAGTCCTGACTTGGTGAAATTTAAACAATGGTTAGAGGAAAGAAAAGGTAAAGCCGACGGCGGAAGAATTGGTCTTGCTACAGGAGAACAGGTTTATGGACCTCCTCTACCTGAAGAAAAGATTAAGTCCCCTACAGGGGAATATAAAACTAGAGAAGAAATAATAGCAGAAGCGGGTATCGGTTCTGGCCCAGGCGTACTCGACTTTGTAAGACCTAGAGTTGATATTACTCAAACAGGTGGACCACCAGAAGAGGCCCCATCAGCTCCTTATCATGTTGATGAAAGAGATATTACTTATGGTGGAAGTGGACTCTATCAAGGTGATAAAGCATATGTGGGCGGAGACTATCTAACTGGAAATGTAAAGGTTAAGGTACAAGATGAGGATGGTAATATTGTTTTTGATGATACAATGTCTAAAGACGAGTTTTATAATTTGTATGTGGGTCTTGGAAAAAAAGAAGGAAATAAAGTTGAAATAGGTAAAGATACACAAGGCACTTGGACTTTGAATATTGTAAAGGAATCCAATGAAGGCGATAAGTGGGATTTTGGAGTGAGAAAAGCAGAAGAGTCTGAACCCTACGTTACCATTAAAAAGAAATGGAAGAAAAAACCAAAAATACTTGGAAAATATAGCGCAAATCAAGGTGGACGCATCGGAATGATGTACGGAGGCGATCCGGGATTCCAGTTCGAGTACGGGGGTTCCTGGGCGGATTGGAGAGATCAACACCAGCACCAGATGCCGGTCACCGATTATATTAAAACAAAATTACCGAAAGAGCGTTTACCCTTTAGAAACTCGGCAGCAGGAGGCGGGATTATAAAAGTATTAAAGAACCTTTTAAAAAAGAAACCTAAAAAAGACGTTATCAAACCGTTTGAATTTCCTGACGCAGGCCCTCAGTCTGATTTTTTTCAAAAATTACTTGACGATATGCTTAAGTCAAAATCACGTTTAAAAGATTTTGATCCTCCTAAGGACAGAAAACCTCATGAAGCAGGCGGACGAATCGGTTTCGGTGGTGGTGGAATGGGCAGACGAGCTTTTTTGAAATTGATGGCGGGAATAGCTTCCCTACCTTTTATTGGAAAAGGGGTTTCCAAAGTCGCACCGAAGGTCCTTCCTCAAGTCACCGAAACGATTGTAAGAGATTCAGCGGGTATTCCCACTTATGCTTGGGATCTGATTGAAGTGGTGAAGGCTAAAGGCGTTCAACAGATTATAGAAGGCGTCACCAAAAAGGTTCCCGCTAAAAAGTATAGTTATAAGGGCGTCGACGTAACCGTTCACCCGGATGGATTGACCGAAGTAAGAAAAACTCATACCGGACCAGGCTCATGGACCGATGAAGCGGGTGAAACGTTCAGTGATGACGCGATTCACAGAGAAGTCGGATTTGATATTAAAGAAGGAGAGATTATTGAAAAAGTAGGAGGCAAAGGAGATGATGCGGGTAAAGGCATTAAAACCGATGATGAATATTTTGAAGCAACGGTTCGTCCGGATGCGGAAGGAAAACTAAAAGATATAGAAGAATTTATGGAGGAAGTCGATCATTTGGATCTGAAGAAGATTGCTGATGAAAAAGAAACACTCATTATTAAAAAAGCTTCAGGCGGCCGTGTTCCGTTAGGAGGGGGCGGTATCCTTAAAGGACTTAAAAAAATAACTAAGAAACTGAAGAAAATTAAGAAACCCGAGGCCTACATTATGGATAAAGGATATAAGTTAGGAAAATATTACAAGAAGAATCCTGGAAAAGGATTGTCGCACAGTACGGCGGTTGGAACTGGTGTTTTAATCAGTAGACATTTGGACCGTCAGAAACGTGGGAAAAAAGCTTCAGGCGGTCTTGCGCACATGTTAGGAGAATAATGTCAGAATATAATAGACATCGATGGGCGATGGAATGGATGTACGGCGGAGGCCGTGATCCGAATGGCCGTAGTCTAGATGATGAAATTAGAATTGGAAAAGAAGAATGGATGGGTCGACAACGCATAGCTGAAGGCGGACAAGCTGGCCATAGTCCTTTAGCCGTTTCTCAATTTCCAAGTCGAAGAGTAAGAGGAGGTCATCCTTTACAGAAAGTCAGTTATGCCACAACGCGTAGTGGAAGGGCCGAAGGTGGACAACTCGTGCAACCTGGACCAGGGAGACCGGGGTATAGTGGAAAGTATGAAGATACTACCGTATATAAAAAAAGAAAAGAAGCCATAGAAAAGGGATTAGTTTATGATTTAAAAACCAAGGAATTTAGAAAAAACAAGAAAACAAAGCAGCTATCTAAAATTAATCAGAAGAAAATTTTAAAAGCATTTCCTGACGCTGATTTTAGTAAAGGCAAACTTGGATTCGATTATACTACTGAGACGAAAAAGTATAACAATGTTTCAGATTTTATAAGACGAGATTATAAGGTGTCATTAGTCAAAAAACTTCCCGTTCCTGTACGAAATGAGATTATGAAAAAGTTTTCTCATATTCCTGCAGAGGAATGGGACTTTGACAATTTTAAGTTTGGATTAAAAGATACTGGAAAAGGTTTAAAAAATGAAAAAATTAGAAAACAGATAGACGCATTTATTAATGATCCTAAACCTTTTAAATATGCGTTTAGACTAGAACATGCAGACGGTTGGATGTTACAGCAAATGGATCGTGCGTATATGTATGGGGATACGAGATACGAACCGATTTACGATAAAAAATGGGGTAAAAATAAAAAGATTGTTGGGTTTATAGATAATACTAAATATGGAAAAGGAAAGAAATATTTTGCCAATGAAAATTTAAGGAAGCAATATGGAAAAGGTACTGATTGGTTAATTAATAAACATACAGATTTTGCAAAGACTAAGAAATTTATCAGTATTGCTAATGAAGCAAAGGCAGCACCAAGTAAAGCTCTTTTAAGTATGTTTCCAGAAGGCTTTGATACTAGCCGATTGAAATTAAATGATTTAGTAAGGTACTTGATTAAAGAAAAAGGAGTGGGCACAACGAGACGTGCCATTGAACTGCATCATACGAAAGGGGTGACAGGTCGTGCAACAGGTGGATATCAGCTTTTAACTAGAGACTTGAATCTTATGGCGCATACAATTTCCGAAGAAATTAAAGCAGGTAATTTTAAAAACATTGAATCTTTAAAGAAAAATAACATCAGAGTAGTTGTTGATGGAAAAGCTTATGGAGCAGCTCCAGAAAGTGCTCGAGCGGGTATGAAACGAATTGTTAGTAATGTTGAAAAACAGGTCGGTACATGGGGACCAAAAGAATTTAACAAGTTTAGAAAATTTATTAAAGAGCATCCTAAGTTAGCCACACAGGCGGGAATGAGATTAAACTCAGGACTTCCTATCGATGAGATTATGAAAATGCCAGGAATGAAAAAAGCATTACCTTGGATCAAGGGCGAAGGTTATTTTGCTTTCGCTGACATGTTGAACAATTGGAGCAAAGGTCAATCCTTTTGGAAAGGAGCAGGGAAAGGAGTTGAGATGGCTACATTTGGTCTTGTTGATTTTGATACGGATGAAAAAGCCGTACTGATGCATGCTGTTAAAAGAGGGGTTCCTGATAATGAAATTAAAGCGATGATGGATTATCTTAAATATAAAAAAGAAGAAAAGAGATTAATAGGCTTAGATACTCAATTAGCTTACTTGGATCATTATGAAAACATTGGAGGAGAATTAAGTCCTTCTAAATTAGGTTATGCAGGTCAAGAGGGATATAAATATGGTGATAGGGAAAGAATTATTAAAGGAATCGCAGAGAGCGAACAAAATTTAGAAAAGCTTTATAACGAGTATTACACAGGGGATAATCGTAGTGCTACGATTGGTATGGTTACTTTAGAAAATATGATGGAAAGTTTAACCGCTGAAGAATGGAACAAGACGGCTGGCATTCCTGGTATTGATCGAGGATATAGAGAAATGATTGGAGCTAAAGGAGATGAAGGCTTAGTGTGGGGACCTATCTTTGGATCCAGCATGAGAGAATTCTTTGAATCTATTGGGGGAGAAGAAACAGATTCTTTAAAAAAATTTCAACCTCAAGAGTTAATGATGGAACACCCTGTGTATGGATATAAGGAACAAATTAAAAGAATGGAAGAAGGAGGAAAAGATTTCTATGGTGTAGAGCGAGCACCTGTTTCTCCTATGGAAGATATAAGAGAACATTTTGGATATGCATTAGGTGATGGGGGAAGAGCGTCTTATTTCAATGGAGGTATTGCGAGTTTAAAGAAAAAATGAAAAACCCAACCCTAGTCAAAAATATGAAGCATGTTAAATGGAGTCAGATTCCTCCTTTAAAAGGTCCTAATCCACAAGACTTGCGCAAAGAAGTTAAACAAGATACAAAGAAACCGGAGAAGTTAAATGGCAGACGATAGAATTGATAAATCTCTCCCGAATGTGTTTGATCCGAAGCGTCCTTCACCGGAAGTGCTTGAGGAAATCGATGTGGGGGAAATGGAAGAAAAAGGTCCAATTGAAGTGACGCCTGAAGAAGACGGCGGCGCAACGATTGATTTTGATCCTAATGAACGACCTCAGATTCCAGGAACCGAGGAGCATTTTGATAATTTAGCGGATCTTCTTCCCGATGATGTTTTAACGCCGATTGGTTTAAAATTAAACGGAGATTATAAAGATTATAAATATTCAAGACGAGAATGGGAACGATCCTATATTACCGGTCTTGATCTTCTAGGATTTAAGTACACGAATCGAACGCAACCTTTCCAAGGCGCTTCAGGGGCTACGCACCCCGTGTT